ATAGTCTGGTTGTGGCAGTAGTAAGTTAGTCTTCCCAAGCGCCCAATATATCGGACAACTCAGGGTCAACTTCTTTTGACTTGGGCGCAACCTTTTTCTTGGTTGTCTTTTTTGGCGCTTCCTCTGCTTCAACCTCAGACGCGGCAGGGAAAGGGCTTTCTTGTGCGTCTATCTCAAACCCACTAACCTGTGGCTTGGCCTTGCTGTCGTAACCGCTAACTGAACCAAATGGATTTTGCTCTTCCATAGGCTTGAGGTCTACGACTTGCACAGCACGGAGACGTAACGATACAGAAGCCTCGCGCATGTTGTAGGGTACGAAAGCAATAGCAATGTTCACGACGCTTCCAGACGTTAGCATAAAGTCATCATCCAGCTTAACACCCTTGGCATCATACTGCGCTGGCTTGCGTGTAGCATCTTCACCATACGCGCCCTTGAGACGTGCCCTGCCCTCGTAAGTTCCGTCCTCACGTTTTTTAAAGGGCATCTCGAACTTTTCGGGCCAGCTAGGTTCCCGCTTCATAGTGTAGGCTTGGTGCATAGCAGCGTACAACTCTTGCGCCTGTGCCTTAGTCATAAAGAATGATGTGGTGTATGCCGCACCATCTTCAAACACACCGCAAGGTACAGATTTTCTCTCTGCGTTGTCGTAGCGATATGTCTTGTTCATGCGGGGGTACATAGCCACCACGCTGTCGATGTTATGGAACATCGGGTTTTGTTCTGCCATTTGTATTCTCCTATTCTGGCTTATTGTTGATCTTCTTTAAACAAGATTTCAGTCTGACTATCGTCGTACAGTGTCTCTTTTTCATCAACTGTATCATCAACAATCATTGTGTTGGGTTCAGCGTTATGCTTAATCAGCCCCGCGATTGCCTCATCCACCAAGTAACGGTACGTCTGACCGATTTTGATGTAGGCGTTATCAGGAATGTGTCCCTGTCGTGTCCACGCACGGACGGTAGATGTAGAGACTGATAGCTTCTTAGCTAAGTCCTCTATAGGCCTAAATTGTGTTGTCATTTTTTCCTCACTGACAATGTATATTCAGATTTAGCTTTAAGACCTTCTGGCTGCGGAAGGTCGGGGTTGTCCTCTAAGAACTCTTGCAGGGCAGATTGGCTAATACGCTTCTCCAACAACTCCAAGGCGTCATGCGTCTTAACAAAGTCGTGCATGGCCTCCCAATCGCTAGTCCAGTACCGCGTTTTTACTGACCTGTAAAATATACCCTCAGAGGTGCGAACGCTCTCCACGCCCTGTTCTTTGCAGTAGTTGAGCAGTGTAGTCTTCACTTTCTCCAACTGCATCTGTAGGGCGTCATCTGACTTCTTAAACTCAGACGATAATTCTGCACGTTTTGCTCTTATCTTTATATACGTGCGCGTAAGTGTATCCACTGATACATCTTTTTCTGACATAAGTATCCTCCTAACACGTCGAGCTTTAATGTTTATTGTAGTTTGATGGGCTAGTCAAGTATATTTTTATAAAGATTTATAATTTCTGAATGAACGTCTATTCTAGCGTCCAAAAGTCTATATACATGCTTTTCGACAGCGGAGCCTTGCAACTGCACTATCGTGCATTTATGATCTTGCCCTGCCCTGTGTACCCTAGCATTAGCTTGCGCGTAGGTTTCTAATGAAGAAGTCGGTCCCCACCACACAACTGTGTTTGCTGCTGTTAGTGTAACACCATGAGCAGCAGACTGTGGCTGGATGACCAAAACTTTAGGGTCGGGAGTAGTCTGGAATTGCTTGAACAACTCTGTGCGCCGTACCGCTGATACGTTACCACGGATTATGTCTGCCGTGATCCCATCCCCACGTAGTTTATTCACCAAAACATCTATCGTGTGCTTAAACGGCACAAACACAAGAACTTTTTTGCTAGATTCGTCTATAACCTCACGCAAGACATTGTATCTGTGCTTAATATCAAAGGTCACAGTGTCACCACCGTCAGTATATATAGCCCCACCTGCAATTTGCAGCAGCTTGTTCATACCCACCGCTGCATTTACGGCAGTAACTTCTTCTCCCGCTACTTGCATGACTAACTTGTTTTTTAGCGTCTTGTAATAATGTTTCTGTTGTCGTGTCATCTCAACAGCACGTTTGACATACACCATTGGCGGTAGGTCAAGACACTCTTCTTTGGTAAACCGTATCGCAGGTTGCAGGGCTTTGTGGACTACGTTCACGGCGTTTTCTTTTGTCTCCCATTTAAAATGGGTTTTCCTAAACATAACCATGTCACGAAACGAACCGAAAAATCTAGGGACGCCCGTAGGATTTACCAGTTTCGCAAGCCCGTATGCGTCTAGCGGAGACTGCGCGGCGGGTGTGCCTGTCATCATCCACAACCACGTATCGTCTGTCATTATATTCCGTAGTGTTTTCCATCGGGTAGTCCGAGGGTTCTTGTAGTGTGTGGCCTCATCAACCACGATGAGATCAAAGCCGCCCTTGGCTATCTCATCTTCCACTATCTTAACACCGTCATAGTTTATTATGACGAACTCTGCGCCACCTCTTATAATCTCCCTGCGTTTTTCAGATGCGCCGTGTGCTACGTCTACTGTGCGATGAGAAGCAAAGCTAAATAAGTCCTCCCGCCATGCACTGTCCATGATAGACAAGGGACAGATAACTAAGACGCGCTTAATTAGGCCTAGGCCTAACAAATAGTCAGCCGCCCATATAGCACTGCCTGTTTTGCCTGTACCCTGCTCGTTAAAGCAAAAGGCGCGTTTGTGTAATGTCAGGAAAGCGGAGGTCTTTTTCTGATGCGCAAACGGCTCATACTTGCCTGTCCACGTATATTGACCCTCAATCGGGGAGGGGGCTTTGATATCTAGCCCCTGCAAAGTCTGCGCTTCGCCCACACCCCAATGCACCAAGACATTGTTGTCCTTAACTTCTCTGCTTTTTGATATTACTTCGGTCACTTTTTTAGGGTTGCGTAACCGCATTAACAACGCCTTACCGTCGATAATCTTCATGGTATTCTCCTATAGTTAGGGCTGGGCCTAACTTCTTTTATTACATCTTGTAGCGCGTCTAGCGGCTCTTTTTGGCCCCTTACTTAACGCACCACCAGCAGCCCTGTTTTTCTTGCGGCTCTGGACGGATACGCCATCACTATTCTTACCGCCCTTGCTTAGAGCCTTCTTGTGAGAAACATCCTTACCCTCACGCTTGTCGGCTTTACCGTTCTTGTTGGCGTCTTTGCCGTTCTTATCCATTTTAGCGCGAGCCTTCTGCCGCTCTGAACGGGCTGGACCTTCCCCCCGCGCTTTCTGCAACACGTACTCGCGTTTGTATGGGCGATCTTCTTTAGGGTTTTTGTAGGCCATATCAGTTATTCCCGTTGTGGATACACTCCGTAACTACGCAGTGGCGTTTGCATAAGCCGCTAGGTCGAGGGTTCCAAACGTCTACTTCAAACGCTTTTTCCATACGAGCGTAGTCTGCCATCCACTTATCCCACAAAACAGCCTGTTCGTCTATTCTGTATGTTGCCTTCACCAAATCTTTGCTAATGACGAACAGAAGCCCTGCCCGTATTCTCTTAACATCAGGGAAGTGTTTAAAGGTTGCCAACGCCATTAGTTCTAGTTGGCCTTTGTCGGCGTACTTGGCAGACTTACTTGTTTTGTAATCCACAACCCATGCCAAATCACCGTCAAGTATAAGCAGGTCAACGATACCTCTCCACCAAACATCTTTGGCAAAGAAATCACATGGCTCTAGCCCCTCTGTAAGGCCGAGCCTACGTTCTGTTAACTTCTTACCCTGTTTAGCGTTAAGGGTATCCAAGGCTGCGGTGGCATAGCTAAACTCATCAGGGACAGGCTTACCATCACGGATAAACTCTTCTGCCGCTAAGTGAAACGCAGTACCATATCCCATAGCAGAGGTTTCGGGTTCCTCATAATCCTTGGCAACCTTTAAGTGATAGAACTTCTTAGGGCATTGCTCAAAAGATTTTATCCTGCTGTACGACCATGCGGCATTAGTCATACCCAACAGCCGCACGTAGGGGTGTAACAGTCTTACTGGATATATTTATATAGGCATTGGGGCCATCGTTTATACGTTTAACTGTAAAGCCAAGAAAGTAAGCTGCTGCGATAAACGCGCCATTAGATATATATGGGTGAGGTTTCGTAGTCTTCTCAGCAAAATGTTTTAATTGATAACTTGTATATTTACGATTTATTGTAGCCCTTCGGCGGTTTCTCTCAAGCCAATCAACAGCACCTTGCATCTCCCTTATATTCACACTAGCGGGTACGTACTCAGGCCTAGTTTTTTTCCACCCATGCTCAAACCCCTCCGCTGTTATCAGGGGGTTATCCGCAAGAACTCTATCTACGTCACTCTGAGTTATCATTCACAATCTCCATATGATTTGCCTGTGCCACTCTCACAGTTTATGGGTAGGCCGTCTGCCCAATCAGGTGTCCAGCGCATACATTCTTCTACATATGCTTGGGCTTCGGGTACTTCCTCATCTAATACACAACAAGCTAGGCTATCGTGTACTGTTAACACGACCTTATACCGCTTGGATATTTGCAGTAGTTGTTCACCGATTATACATCGGGCGATAGCTTGGCATACGTTTTCGACTACTTTACCCCCGTATATGCGGGTACGTCCTCGCCTTGTTCTGTAGCTAAACTCCGCGCCCATTTCCCCTGTTTCCATCTGCAAGTCTTCGTAACGCATTAACAGGCCAGAAGGTAATACTATGGCGTTTTCTTTAGCTAGTATGTCTAACACCCCCACCTTACCAAAGTAGTGAGTGTCATCCCTGTGCATGTTAACCAACATCATACCTGCTTCGGACCACAAGTCTGTGATACTTTCGTTCTTATCACGATATACTTTTATAATCCGTTTGGCTTCTGTCAGGGTTATATCTCTGCCCATACCCGCCAACTGCAACTGAAACTTAACAGCGCCCATACCATACCCTGCACCTAGGATTGTTGTCTTACCTACAAACCTCTCACCACTATCTACTTCTTCCGCAGGTTTGCCGTATATGCTAGACGCCATGTGCTTATAAACATCATCGCCTACTGCAAATGCGTTAGTGAGGTCATCCTGTCCTGCCAGCCATGCCAGAACCCTTGCTTCAATCTGCGAACTGTCAGCATCAATTATGGTATATCCATCGGGGGCTACTATGCTTTTCTTCAGCTTCTTACCGTTGGCTCCACGACTAGGTAGGTTTTGCAGGTTGATCTTGTCATCGCCACCCCACCGTCCTGTGTGCGCTGCGTAATATCTTACGGGTACAGGCAGCATACCGCGCTTTGATATGTCGATAAACCTCTGAGTGCGCGTCTCTTCTAGCGTACTTTTCGCCCCCAACCGCGCTGCAACTAACGCTTGCACCCGCACATCTTCATGCTCTTGCAGGGCTTTAAACCCTTCGTCAGATTTAGCAAACGCGAATGTTTCCTTACCTGTGGTGGGGCTTGTTTTCTCAGGGGGTTCAA